TTCATGGAATTCGATCGCGTACTCGCATGCGTGAATGATGATCTGAAGAATGCTTCATCAGGGGAGTATAAGATCCGGGAGGACTTTCGTGGAATCGGGAGTTTGAAATACCATATACATATTGACCTCGCGGTCCGCAGGGATTCTGCCGGTGTCGCCATGGCCCATAAAGAAAAACACGATGGCAAGGAATTCGTGATAGTCGATATGATCATGAAGATCAAGCCGAGTAAGTTCCGGGAGGTTCAAATTTCGGATGTCCGCAGGGTTGTGTATGACCTGAAGAACCACGGATGCAGCATCAGGACCGTGTCCTATGACGGGTGGCAGTCTGAGGAATCCCGGCAGGAACTTTCCAAGAAGGGTTTTAATACACAGCTTCTGTCATTAGACCGATCAATGGAGGTGTATGATACGTTCAAGGATCTCATCAATGATGAAGCGGTAGAGTTTCCGAGGGTGCTTGATTTTCTCGAAGAGATGAAATGCCTTGAATTGGTCAAGGGTAAAAAAGTAGATCACACTCCATTCTCAACAAAGGACGTGTCCGATGCTGTGGCTGGAGCGGTGTTTCACGCGAGCAAAGATGTTATCTGGTCGGAAAAGTCCTATGGCGTGGTTAAAAGGCAGAATGTTATCAACCATGAAAGCAGGACAATATTCGGAAATAGTTATTCCATCGCGGATCAGGCACCTGCTCCGCGTCCGGGATCGCTTGACGAAGCAGTGCAGCAGGCAAAGGAAAAAATATGACAAGAGCTGAACGCAGAGCCCGGGCAGAAAAGAAACGGCAGGAATATTGCGATAATATATTGCTTATGATCCGGGCCAGTATTGACAGTGGTAAAAGTTTAGAGTCTGCAATTAAAGCAGGAGATGATCACGTAAATTATCTTGTGAAAAACAATCCGGGTGATATAATCCTGATCAGGCATGGAGCGATTCGTGCTGGTGAATGGTTACAAGGTAAGTATGATGAAGCCATGGAAAGGATAAAGAATGAGTCTTAAAAGCTGGATAGTAAAAAAGATGGGCGGTGAAGCATTCGACCGCGCTATACAGGAAAGCGTGAAAGAAAGATTACAAAAGGCCGGGCAGGAAAGACCTGCAAATCTTCGGACCGGATTCAGGAGACTCTCCGAAAGACAGGAGAAGGATCTCGAACCGCTCAAGTATGATCAGGTGCAGCGGATATCATATTATCTGTGGATGTCGAACCCGATCGCGCATACCATGCTTGAGTACAATAAAGTGTACGTGGCAGGTGGAGATATTGTTGTGAAAGCCGCCAATCCGAAAGTGCAGGAGATCCTCGACCTGCATTGGAAAGCAAACCAGTGGGACATCAATAAAACAAAAAAGGCTCTCGAGCTGGCAATCAATGGGGAACAGATTTACCCGGTATTCGTGAATAAACATACAGGGCTCGTAAAGCTCGGGTACGTGGATCCTCTTAACGTGGCATCTGTAAAGGCTAATGATAACAATCCCGAAGTAAAGGAATACGTCAACGTCAGGATGAACATTCAGAATGCCGAAGAGCAGGAATACAAGGTAATAAACGAATATCCATCTAAAGTCGTCACCGATGAAGATAAATATACATTCCTGTTTCAGGTTAACATCGCCAGTAACGGTACCAGAGGAAACGCGGACCTGCTCCCTGTGGCCGACTGGCTCGATGCATACAGTAACGTGGTATTTAAATTTGTTGAGCGGAGCGACCTGCTTCAGTCTTTCATTTGGGATATCACCATGAAGGGAGCCAGCGAAGAAGATATCAATAAAAAACTGGAGTATCTCCTTGAGAATAAACCCGGGGCCGGTGCATTTATGGTCCATGATGAGAATGAAACATGGAACCAGATTACACCGGATCTCCGTGCGCGTGACAATATCGAGGAAGCACGGCATCTGAGAAATATCGTTCTTTCAGGTGGTGCGTATCCAGAATTCTGGTTCGCGGAAGGTGAGAATACTACCCGGGCCACAGCACTGATGCAGGGAGCTCCGACATTCAAGACACTTGATGAACGGCAGCAGTATTTCAAATATATGATAGAGCATATACTCGGCTTCCAGATCAGTCAGGCAAGAATCGCGAATCCGAATTACTATGAGGATGTCAATGATTTCAGTTTTCAGGTAATTATGCCGGAGCTGGCAATACAGGATTTCTCTACCATATCAACCGCGCTTCAGGCACTGACTACTTCATTGAACCTTGCTCTCGATTCGAAACTGATCACAACTGAAACAGCCGTCAAAGTGTTCGGGAACTTCGCCAGCAAGATGGGTGTGAAGATAGATCATAACGAGGAATGGAAAAAACTGAGCGAGACTATGAGCAAGGGAGATTATGAACGGCTCGAGGGTATGTTTGAGAAGTATAAAAAACTGAAGGAACGTAATGCCTGAAACCGCACGGGATAGATTTACATCGACACTGAATGCGCTTGACAAGGAATACGAGCGTATCTGGAAGTCTGGCGTAAAGACATCTCAGGAAGCAGTGAAAGCTCTCCGTGACAAGATCGCAGTCATAATATCAACAGGCCCGGAACTGTCCGCAGAAAATCTAGACCGAATAAAAGATTCCATTGAACTTGCTGTTTCGAATTATTCAGATAATTTCACAAACGCGATACAATCGGAACAAGAAAACGCTTGGAATAATGGTCTTGACATAATCGATTCATCGTTAACACAGTTAGGCATCGGTGCTATCGGTGGTGTATCAAGAGCCCAGCTGCTTGTTGCCACGAGTTTATCTGCCGACCTTATAACCGGAATATCAGCTGACACACTGACCTCGATAAATACAGCATTGTCAACAGGCATCATAAATGGGGAGTCTGTTCCTCAGATAATGAAGAACATAAATAATACTTTGACGAAGATGCCTGTGTCTGTAGATGGTGCTGGAAGAAGGTACTCGACATTGTACCGTTCTGAAATGATTGCGAGAACGGAAGTATCCCGGGCTCATACTCTGGCATCATTGCAAAGACTTGAACAGGCAAAAGAATCTGTCCCCAATCTTAAAGTCGAGTGGGTATCCGAACCGGATCGTTGTGAAAAATGTGCGCCATTCGATGGTCACATATATGATATTGATAAATTACCAGAGACACCTCCAGTCCATCCTAATTGCAGATGCCTTCTGGTACCTTTCATTCCTGAAGAATAGGAGAATAAAAGTGAAGAATCTCATGGAACTGAACTTAGAACAATTCAGAAAAGAAGGTCTTGATAATGAAATCAGAAGCCCACGCAAGTATTGGAGGGAACTGATCGCTGGCCTCCGGTATCTTGGTAACAGCGCATGGCCAGCATTACAGGGTGGAAAGCCTTGGGGTGACTGGACGAAGGATGATGTCAAGGGATACTTTGCCAGAATAGTGGATGCTTTAAGAAGCATATACTTTCCTGTAATGCCTCAGCCAGCGGATACACCATACTGGAAACTCTATTATGCTGCTGAAGAAATGATGAAGAGCCGTGCTCCTAAAGAAGCTGACCTTCCTGAATGGGATAAAAAAAGAGCCGAACTGATTAATTCTGATGAGACCAGTATTGAAGAAACTCTGTCGGAAGGCATCAGACCGGCTTTCGGATCCCCGGGTGGTAAAAGATATCTCGCTAAGACAATCGTCAGCTATATACCGGATCATAAAACCTATGTCGAGCCTTTCTTCGGTGGTGGTGCTGTGTTCTTTGCAAAGAAAATTAGTGAGAAAGAAGTTATTAACGATAAGGATCCTGAAATCGCACATGCTTACAAGTACATGAAAAGTCATGAGTCATTTGATCATCTCAAGAAATTCAGACTTACCGGAGGCCGGGAGCATTTCGACAGGATGAAAGAATTTGATCCAAAGAATGATGATGAGCGATTCCATAAGCATCTTTATCTGTTGCAGTTCTCATTCGGGCTTGATAACTCCTCCTATGCTCCTTCGAAGGAACATACTACACTTGAAAACAGACTGAAGCATCTCCCGAAGGTATCTGGCAGACTGAAAGATGTCATCGTCTATAATACTGATTTCAGGGAAGTGGCCCAGAAGCATGACGGCCCGGACACTTTCTTTTATCTTGATCCTCCTTATCCGAGGCAGCAGGGTAAACTGAAAACTGATCTTATCGATGAGGATATTTTTGAAGCCGTGAAGAAGCTTAAAGGCAAATGGATGCTTTCTCTACCGTGGCATCCTGAAACGAACAAGATATTTCATGAGTACCATATCAAGACGGTTAAGGTCCGCAGAACGTTCGACATGAATTATGAACACTTCGATAAAAAAGTCCTAATCAGCAACTTCCCACTTGAAAAGACAAACAACTATCTGGCTGAATCGATAGATGAACAGTTCTATATCAATCTGACAGAGGAAACACGTGACGATGAAGTTATGGAAAAAGGTGAAGCCATTAAGGAAATCGGACCGGTTGTGCTGGTCCCGGATTACGTTTCTATTTCAGGATCGATGCTGTTCAGTAAG